TTTTAGACCAGATATTGTATTTGTTGATTATTTAAATATTATGTCATCATCAAGAGTTAAGTCTATGGGTGGTGCGATTAACTCATATACATATATTAAAACAATAGCTGAAGAGTTAAGAGGATTGGCTGTAGAGTTTGATGTTCCAATATTTTCTGCTACTCAAACTACAAGATCAGGGTTTTCAAATTCTGATGTTGGTTTAGAAGATACTTCAGAAAGTTTCGGTTTACCAGCTACAGCTGATTTAATGTTTGCCATAATCACTACTGAAGAATTAGAAGGTATGAATCAACTTCTAGTTAAACAGTTAAAAAACAGATATAATGATCCTACTAAAAATAAAAGATTTGTTATTGGTGTTGACAGATCAAAAATGAGATTGTATGATGTAGATGATAGTGAACAGCAAAATTTAGTTGATGATACGCCAGTATTTGATAAGACTAAAGCTGGTGAGAAGTTTAAAGATTTTAAATTATAATGGACACATATCAAAAAGTTCCACAAAAACCCTTCTTTGAAAAATATCATTTAGATTGTATCAATAATCCAAAGTGGGTAAAAAGAATTATGAAAGAACAAGGTTTAACATTTAATTATCCAAAACAATTAGAAAAAAATTTATTATTACAGGCATATGCCGATTGGAGAAAAAAATATGGGTAAAAGAAGATCTAGTAGAGATAGTTACAAATCAAAGGGTGAACGAAGAAACGTATCTAAAAAATGGACTAAGCTAATGAAGAGAGAGCGATCTTATGAAGATAGATTATTAGCTCAATTTGAAGCTTATTTAAAATTAAAAAATGTAGTACTTACTGTCCCAAATCCTAGTAAGAACGCAACAAATAAGCCGTTTATAAAAGTTCCAGCATCCGATTATTGGAGATTGTCTAAAAGCGACAAAAGTAAAACTAGTTAATTACTTTTATAAATAATAAAAATCTTAGTTAAATGAAAAAAACTATTTACATTACTATTAAACTGTGATAGATTATAATAAAGGAGTAGTTATTATGAGATCTATTATATTATCAGTTTTTATTATTTTATCAACATTAACATCAGCACATTCTGAATTTTATGATAACAAGCAATTGCTATGCATAGCTCAGAACATATACTGGGAAGCTAGAAATCAACCATTTAGAGGAATGGTGGCAGTAGGCCAAGTCACAATGAATAGAGTTAAGGATAAGAGATTTCCTGATACTCCTTGTGAAGTGGTAGAACAAGGTCCCACTAAACCATCTTGGAAAGATCCTTCAGTATATTATCCAGTTAGACACAGATGTCAGTTCAGTTGGTATTGTGATGGCAAATCAGATGAAATTCCAAAGATTGATGCAGACCTTTGGAATTATGTTTTAGCTATGTCTACTAAAATAGCATCAGGTTATTGGGCTGATATAACACATGGTGCTACACACTATCATGCAGATTATGTTACACCAGGCTGGGCTAAGAGTAAACATAAAACCGCAAAAATTGGAGATCATATTTTTTATATTTGGAAAATTAGATAATGGAAAAACATGATCCAAATGCAACATATCCAAACACTATAAAATATACAGATAAAGAAACGGTATACTGTGATAACGATCATCCTAGAGTTTATTATAATGTGCCTAAAGAAGGGTATGTAGTTTGTGGTTACTGTGATATAAAATTTATGAATAAAGAAAATGTTAAATCAGAAATGATTAAAGGTATGTTAAAAAATGAGGATATTTGATATGTTAGTAAAACAAGACGTTGAAAGAATTGAGAATGATAAAAAAGTTATTGATCTTCCTAAGATAGATTACAAATTTAGTGAAGATAAAAATATACATCTAATAAAAGATCATATAGATGAAACTTATAAATCACATTATTCAGAAAATAAATTCCAAGCTACAGAATTTATTTTAGACAGTGGCCATGGCACTGGATTTTGCATAGGAAATATTTTAAAGTATGCACAACGTTATGGTAAAAAAGGTAGCAGAGAAGATCACAGAAATGATCTTATGAAAATAATTCATTATGCAATAATTCAATTACATGTACACGACAATTATAAATAATACTGTAACATAATTGTTACTTATATTATAGGAGAAAAATTATGGATTTTACTACAGCTTGGAATGAGCTTACTTATATCGATGGCATACTATTTACTGTATGGCTAGGAATTCTATATTATGGCAAATGTAGAATTGATCACCACTTTAGGTGGAAAGATTAAGGTGGGAAACCAGCCTGGTCGTGCACGACGTATCGTAGCTTTTTAATCTTAGTCCATAGCTACCGAAATGGTTTCATTTCAAAGGAGAAGAAATGAACCTAGAAGATCGAGTTGCAATGTTAAAAATAAGAATAGATAAATTTAAAAAAGACTATTCACATATATTTAAACCATCAACTTATGAAAAAAGAATTTGGAGTTACGAGGATAATTGTTTTTATGCGCCGAAAGAATAACATAACAAGTCAATATATAGATACTAGAATACTACAACTTAAAGAAGATCATGATAAAGCTAAAGATCCTCATGATCAAAAATGGTACAACCGATTAATCCAAGAATTAGAATGGGCTAGGCAGGCTGTATCAGGTAAATTTGAAAAAGATTGCGCCTTGGAGATTTGGAAATGATTGCAATAGTTATGATAGCAGGTTTATTCACCTGGGAAAATATAGAATTTTTTAATACTTCTAGACAACAGATGAGTGAAGGATATAAATGGGAATACATTGGAAAATCCAATACTGTTGGTGTTCCTGACTTACCTTTAATTAATCCTAAGACAGATGAGGAGACAATTTACTTTAAATTGAAATAAACATTATGAAATTTTTTATATTAGCTCTGATGAGCGTGATGTATATAGATCCATCCACTAAGTTGAGTTACGAACAATATTTCGTATTTCATACCCCACATTTTTATTCCATAGACGACTGTAAAGAATTCGCCAGAGAAAATACTGACATACTTTACTATAAGATATTTGAAGAGTATGGATTGTCCAATTCTCCTAAAATGATATCTTGCGTCGATGAAAATGTTATAAAAATTATATTAAACGAACAAAAAGAAAGATCAAGCACATGAGAAATTTTGAATTTTATATAGGATCAATAGTATTATTTACTATCATATTAACAGTACTAATAGTCGGAAGATCTTTTGCCGAAGATAACTCAACATACGAAACAATGAATCCTAATTCCCTTGCCTATGTTGATAAACAATTAGTTTGCGAAGACTTAAATCAGGCAAGCGACTATGCTTATCACGAACTTGGTCAAAAACCAATGTTAAGATGGGACGATGTAACTAACGGTGTAACATTTATGATGTTCTTTAACACAGAAGACGGCACATTTACAATATTTTCGAAACCTACTGATATTGATCAAGATATTATATGCTGGGAATCCCAAGGAGATAACATTCATATCTATGCAGAAGTATTCAGAGAATTTGTCATCAGATTTAAGCCTTACCTATTAGGAACTAATACATAATCTAAAATAATCAGACTGTAACAAATTTGTTACAGTATATTTTTAAAATTCACTTTTTTTCTTTTAAAGTGAATTTTTTTATTTACACTACCAGAAAACTGTGATATAATGATATTATATAGTAATTAATTAAGGAGTAGAAACTATGAAACCAATTTATTATAAAGTAACTTACCCAGACGGAGAAGTTGAATATTGGACATCAGTCGAAGAACAAGAAGTTCAGAGATTAGAAGAAATCAACAATGGGAAATTAATTATAGAAGAAGTGGAAGGAGCTGAGTAATGATTTCAGATGAATGGTTCAAAGAACAAGATGCTAGAGAAGATATTAAGTGGTCTGCAGAATATGACAGACGAGTCGAAGAATTTATTAAGAACGAAGGTTCTAATCCAGCAGATGCTCAATACTTTGTAATGGAAGAAATGTTAGAGGAAAGGAGACTATCATAATGAAATTTAAAAGATATACAACTAAAGCTTATTACGTATATTATACTCCACAATTAGGTAAACGTAAGGAAGGCTGGGTCGGTGGTCTAGGTACAACCGAAGAAGAATCAGTAAAAGATGCAATTAAGGATTGCAAAAAATATAAGATACCAGTTGAAAGAATCGCAAGGTTTGAAACTAAAGAATTTAATTTAGATTTAAAAGATATAACATAATGAAAAAAAATCAGGTACATTTTATAGGATTCAGAGGAGATGAATATTACTCTGCTGTAAAGATATGGGGTGAACCAGATTTTATACATCCTGTAAATGACTATCGAGCTAATGTTGATATTGACTGGGAAAACGATATTATAATATTTGCAGGTAAGGAACGTCCAGGAGTAAAAAGATTTTATAGAAGGGAATATGCAGATATGAATTTGAAAGGTACGAAATGGTTGAAATAAATCAAGAAATCAAAAATAGAATTAAATTATCTATTGCAGCATATGCTTATGAATATAAAAGTGATCCAATTATGTCTGATGATGAATTCGATCAATTGGCTCTAAAGATTAACCCAGAAGAAAAAACCGGAAATATTAAATTGGATAATTTCTTTAGAAAGCGTTTTGCAACTGATACAGGTTTATGGGTTCGTAAACATCCTGAGTTAAATAAATTAGAATGGATATATAATGAATATTTTAAAAAAAATAAAACTGTTACATAAATGTAACAGTCCAAAACTTTTTTCTTTTAAAATGAATTTTTTAGTTTACATTATCAAAAAAATGTGGTACAATATTAATATAAATGACAACAAATTAAGGAGTAGAAAATATGTCAGGAATTAAAAGATTTTTTGAAAATGTAGAAGAATTTGTTAACAATCATGAGTTAACATTTCCTTCAATGTCTCAAGAAGAAGTAGATACTATTCTTGAAGATGTAGAAGAATCATTCGGATCTATGGGCAGAGACTTTGCTCATGATTATATTATACAACAACAAATTTCTTATTAATTGAAAGGAGAATATATTATGGCACATGAATTAGAAATTGTTAATGGTCAAGCTCAAATGGCATATGCTGGGGAAGTTCCATGGCATGGCTTAGGAGTTCCAGTATCAAATGATCTATCACCATTACAAATGATGGATAAAGCTGGATTAAATTGGAAAGTTGAAACTAAAGATCTTTTTTATAAAGGTCATACGGGTAAAGATGTTAAAGCCCCAATGAAAAAAGCTTTAGTCAGAGAATCTGACGGCAAATTATTAGATGTTATTGGTTCTGATTGGGAACCAGTACAAAACGAAGATGCTTTTAACTTTTTCTCTGAGTATGTATTGGCTGGAGATATGGAAATGAATACTGCCGGTTCTATCAGAGAAGGTAGAAATATTTTTGCTTTAGCTAAAGTTAAAGAATCTTTTGAATTATTTGGTGGTGACCAAGTTGATTCATACTTACTTTTCTCAAACCCTCATCAATATGGTAAATCAATTGATATTAAATTTACTCCTATCAGAGTGGTTTGTAATAATACTTTATCAGTTGCTTTAGATAGTAAATCTGGTGTTAAGCTATCTCATAGAGTTAAGTTTGATGCTGACACTGTTAAAGAAACTCTTGGTATAGCTTCTGCTAAATTAGCTAAGTACAAGGAAGCTGCTGAATATCTTGGTTCTAAAAGATACACAGTTGATTCATTAATTGATTATTACAATAATGTGTTTCCTAGAACATCGTCTAAAAAAGTAGATGATGGTAAGATTACTGACAAAGTTCTTCAGTTATCTAAAAATGCTAAAGATGCTTATGATGCTATTGAGCTTCAGCCTGGATCAAATTATGCCAAAGGAACTTGGTGGCAGGCTTACAATTCAGTAACTTATATCACTGATCACGTACAAGGTAGGAATGCAGACAATCGTTTGTACTCTTCATGGTTTGGTGGAAATCAAGTTCGTAAAAAGAATGCTCTTGAAAAGGCTTTACAATTTGCGGAGGCTGCTTAATGTTATTAAAACCGAATAGAACTAGTGCTTATATCTCTACTATCTTTATGGATAGTAGGGAGGATCTTGAGCATTTAAAAGCCATAAGAAATATGGTTAAAAATCTAAATCGAGATCTTAAAAGGCAAAAAGCCAGAGATAGATATGATAAAAAAGGACCATTACAATTTTATGTTAAGCTACAAGGTAGATTAGGTAGAAATAAGAAAGGTCCAATTGCTGATATGTACAGAAAGTTATGGAGACAAGGAGGGTCAGTTTGCGTATCAGTTGATGATGCTGAATACTGCGAT